CCCCTGCTAAGGGAGTAGTGTCAGTGATGGCAGCCCGGGTTCAAATCCCGGCTTCTCCGCTTGAAACCCTGGAATCTCAACGGTTCCAGGGTTTTCGTATGCCGTTGTATGTACACAACAAATTGTAGTAAATTGCCAAAAATTGTTCCCTACTGCTGACGCTACTGCTGACGTAAATCTGATTTCTACTGCTGACATAGCGGAAACATTTTTTGGTTTTTCATACTACTCCCCACCGCAGGGAGTGGTATTTTCCCATACTACTCCACGGCAAAAAAAGAACCGTCTGTTACCAGACGGTATCATATCGCAGGATCAGTCTTCGTATCCTGCCATGTATTTACTCATGTCCAATTCTTCTCCGTGCGGATCCGCCAGGAATATTCCGATGTCTTCCAGCTTATCGACATATGGCGTGAACTGATCCTTCACAATACGGTTCAGATCCGGCGATACTGTAACCGGTTCTGCGTCCAGGAGAAAGTCCAGGCATTCATCACAATGGCCGAATATCCTGGAGAACATCTGCTTCGTCAGCACGACGCCGCGTTCCTGCAGCAGTTTTATCATGGGCCGTGGGAACAGAAGATGCAGTGCGAAACACTCCGATTCGCGCATGCACTTTCGGGATCCGATATTGTTGAGTGCATGGCCAAGGTACACATGAGAAAGTGCGACTGCCAGCTCCAGCTTCAGATCACCCATCGGTGCGTTCCGGTTGAATGTAAACAGATAACTGTCTCTCCCGTCTTCTTCAGCAACAACGGAGATCCACACAAGCGTTCCTGCCTCCAAAGTGACAACTGAATTCGTCCAAAGGATGTCATCCATCTCATCGGGATCCCCGAATGAAACCATCGTTGTCCGGTCTGCTGACTGGATAATCTGCTGCGGATAAATCGGCGTCCTGGATACTTTGTACTTGATCAGTGCCCGGGCGGCCTGTGTTGCAGCTGTTGTGCAGTCAGCGTTTTTTGCTGGGATGTTTTTCCAGTACACTTTCCCGTTCTTCGACAGCAGCTGGTTGGTCACAGGAATTGACAGTTTATCCGCAACCGTGTCCAGGTTCTTGGCCGGATCTTGGTTTCGTTCATCGGTCCATCCCATCAGGTACGGCCGTGTCACGCCGAACAGATTTGCCAGCTGGTGTACACGTTCCGGTGGGATGTTCGTCACGATGCCATGTTCGTATTTATAAATGTTGGCCCGGCTGCATCCAAGCTGCTTCGCCACGTCCTCATACGACATGCCACTCTCTGCGCGAAGGTCTCTCAGCCGTTCTGCGAAAGTCATTCAATCGCCTCCTTGGACCCTGAGTATAGCACAAAAATTACAAGGTTTGTCGTAAAAAGATACATTTAATGGAATCTTAACATTTTGAGTCTTGAAAAGTTACACTAAGCGTGGTATTATCTGTATCGTTAAAAGATACGCCCCATTAAACACGCAAAGGAGATGGTCATATGCCAGATGTCAGGAAAGCGTTGGACAGGATGCTCAAGGTTGCCGATCATGCCAAGACACTCGACTCTTCGATGGTTCTCTGTGGGTACAGTAACACTCCGTATCTCACCCTGTACGGAGATGCAGCAGATGCGATCATCGCACTCATCGGTGAACACCCGGATGTGCTCGAGGACTCCGTGACATACAATGCGATCATGTCCGATGAACGTTGGGAAACCCGGGTAGACATGCTGTACAAATGCTTCCTGGCGAACAATCAGTAACTACCGCCAACAGGAATAGACCCGCTCAATACTGAGCGGGCCTTTTTTCATGCCTTGTACATCCCCTGTTTGATCTTCACCTGCGTTGCGTCACCGATGTGCTTCTGGTGCAGATAATCGTACAGGACCATCATTTCTTTCGGCGGTTCGCCGTGCTCCTGCCGGTACTCATTGATCAGTTCCACGACCTCATTATGGAGTTTGTCCATGTGTTCCATTTCACACACGGACAGTTCGTAAAACAGATCCGCAGTATCCGGTTCATCATTCTTCCACTTCATGGCCATGTCGATATACTCGCCGGCGTCGCAAATTTCGTCCTCGATTTTCTCGGACAGGCATTTAATCAGCTTCATCCAGGATACCTCCTGTCACTGATCACGCGGCCGCCTGGGCCGGCGGGAATACTCCGCCTGCAAAAGACCAGCTGCTGGGGAACCTGAGCACATTGGACGTGGCGGCCTGCAGCTGCAGAGCGTTGACCTGCTGCTGGAGATCCGCGATACGGTTGCCGGCAATTGCATCCAGCACCTTCTGTACCTGCATGGTGGTGTTCATGTTCACACCGTCGATGGACCTCAGGATTTCGCAGCAGCAGCTCTGCATCTGGCCGGCAACACCGGTCAGTGCGGTTTCCACATTCCCGAACTCACGGATCAGCGAGCTATTGCCATCTTTGATGGCAGTAATCGCGTTGGTCGCGTTCGCAGTGCTCGCGGCGATCGTCTGGGCCGTGCCGTTGTTCACGGCAGCCAGGATCCCGGCCGTGTTGGACTGCAGGTTCTGCGTGTCGAATCCGCGCTGCACTTCTGCGGAAGTCGCGTACTGATTGTTTCCGCCTCCCCATCCGCCGAAGCCTCCGTTGAAAATGCCGAGCAGGATGAGCAGCGCGAAGATACCGCCCATGCCGTTGAGTCCCAGTCCTCCGTTGTCTCCCATATTCATAACGGGAGTGATACCAGTAGAGTCCACAATCATTTCTCCTTTCGTTTTGTTTTATTTACCAACCGATTCGTCTGGCCACTACGACCGGTCGATATTCGCCGTTTTTGCCCTATTTCAGCGCGTCGATAAATTCCTGGGGATTTATACCTTTCTGTCTGCACAGGGCGGTAATTGCCCCGTCTACGCTGCCGTACTGACGGATTGTTTGGGAAACCATCGGATTGTTCTGCACAATCTGGTTCAGAAGTGCTTCCGGGTTTCTCGCGGATCCGAGTACGGACCTGGCCTGTTTAATCATTTCCAGCATCGGGTTTGCTGCCGTACTTCTTCCGAGTTGCTGAAGAATCGCCGGTATTTCCATGGATGATCTCCTCCAGTTTCGTTATTCTGCTCTCCAGGCTGGTATAGTCCGGTACCGGCACCGCATGGTGCGGTGCAATGTCGTACGGTGCAACGGTCTTGTACCCGGCGCCGTCAGTTGTTACCAGCCATACAACCGTTCCGCTCTCGTCCAGCAGCATCGCGCTGCTATTCGGGCCGATCTGGTATGCCCGGGCCCCGTTCTCACCGTTCACCCGGGTCACCTGCTGTGCCGGCTGTGCCGCCGGCTGCTGGAATGGGTTGAAGCTGCCCGGTCCGTACGGGTTTATATAGGGGTTCTGAAATCCGTTCACGTGTATTCCTCCATTCCGCAGTCTTTCAGTATCATGTCCGTCACCTGCTCATCGTCTGGATGGAGATCCATCAGCATTGCCGTCATCAGCATCATTGCGTATGCGGTTTCCACGCTGACTCCGATCAGATCCACCAGCCTCTTGATATTCTTCCAGTATTTCCGTGGGTACATAAGCATCACCGCCATCCGGCAATCACCTCCTTCGGTTAAAATTGTCCAATAAAAAAAGCCTTCTGACGATGGCAGAAGGCGGTATCTTTTGTGGCGTTTTTATGGAATTTTGCGGACAAAAAAAGCCCGGCCTCTTCAGCCGGGCAGGTGGGAGAACAGTTCTCTCTCACCCTCGTGGATCCGTCTCCAGACGGTTTTGTAATCCAAACCGACCTTCGCTCCAATCTCTCCAAGGGTGTCGCCGTCCACCAGTTTCAAGTAGAGCATCTTACGGTCGGTCTTATCATGGATGTGCTCCATAATAAGCGTTTTTATTTGGGTATTCTCATACTTAGGGAGCTGGGTTACTCGTGGCATGGGCCAGTTCCACTATAGCGGCGTTCATGTACTTTACGGTATCATTCCAGATATTTGTCCGGATCGTATACGTAACGACAAAGAGCATGATGACAACGAAGAATCCGATCAGGATGTTGCGGATGTCCATGGAATGCTGCTCGCTCATGCGCTCGATGTCCTTGGTGTGCTGCTCGCTCATGAGTTTGATCGTTTCATGCAGCCGCTCATTGTCCAGGTCCTTGTGCATCATCGCATTTTCATGGGCAAAAAAACTGATGCATGCGACGCTGCTTTTGTTGCTGCAGGTTTCGCATTTGTTTTCATTGCAGGACTCTTCGTTCATCCCATCACTCCTCTCCGCTCTCCTCTATGGGCGGTTGTTCGATCTCGACGATGGTGTTGGCACTGGCTGCATCAACCAGTCCTTCGCCGATGATGTAGGCGATCACGGCAGCGCCGGACATAATGAGTCCGGTGATCTTGACGGCAGCGTCTTCAGTTCCGCCAAAGGTTACGATCAGTCCGGTGACGAACTGAGCCAGGGTTGCCCAGAATTTCCGGGAGGTCAGTTTCTTTTTCCAGTCGATCATGTTGACATCCTCCTCTCTTACTCTTCAGCCTGCGCGGCAGGCGGATTGAACAGTTCCCGGCGGATGACTGTGCCGTCATCGGAGAGCAGAACAATCGCATGGTTCTGCACGCCGGAGTTAACAGCGACTCCGCATTTCGTGTACCAGGCTGCCAGGGCGGTCCGGTTCTGTACTTCGGCTGCGGTGTAGTGTGGGATGGGTGTTACCGTGATTCCGTTCTGGATCTCAATGATGGATGCTCCCATGGTTTGTTTCCCTTCCTTTCGTTATGTTCTCCATTTTCGTCTTCCGTATAGTCTGTATCGGCCGTTTCCGGTGACTTTCTTAATATTCACCGATGTAATGGCAAATGACCCATCGTCAATGAAAACGCCCATTTGATCGTAATTCCCCTGGCAATATCTCATTCGTATTGAGGCCGAGTTCGTGTTGGATATCGCAGAAGTCGCCATTGAAACGATCAGCCCTTTATTGTTCTGAATGTAAAACCAGGCACACTTTGCGTCTCCGCCTACCGTTCTGGAAAAAGCTCCAGGTTCCGGTTGTATCGATTTTGTTCCGTTGTCGTAATTAAACCAAATTTGACCATACTGCCCTTTCGAAGAGTCAACGTCTCCGGTTGCCAATTTCGGAAGCTCGAAAAGCATCATTACTTCGGTTAATTCGAATGACTGCCCATATTTGTCGGTTGTAATGATCTTGTCTGCTTCTTCTGCATTGGTGAACGTTTCCTCGTTGATGATTTCCCAGGGCGCTTCGTAAATTCCCAGCATTTTCTGAATCGCGGCCAGGGCTGCTGCCGGGTATTCGCCAAGGGTGACGGTCTGGTTTGCCAGGTCGACTCCGGCAAGTTTCGCGAGGGCGTAAAAAGCGGAGACGTGCTGCCTTGATATGGGAACGCCTATATTCGACGTCCCTGCTTTGATTTGGTTTGAGCTTCCGTAATCTACAACAACTTTCCCTGTGTTGTTTCCGTCAAGATAAAGGCCCGTACCGAGAATAATAACTCCAGCATTTGAAGTAGATGCTTTCGGAATGTTTGCAACGCCTTGATTCAGAATGGTTGTGCCATCGATTTGAACATCCTGCACATTCCCGCTTGCCCCTGTTTCACCTTTGATCTTGTACCAGTCGTATTCGGTATAGTGCGTCGGTGCAGACGCTTCAGACCCGGAATGGAAACCGATCCACGCATCCGGTGTGGTTTTCATGTCAGAGTCAGCAGTAGGTTGGTTGGCGGCATAACGGATGTAAACGTAGGCGGATTGACCGTCCTGACCGTCCTTACCGTCCTTACCGTCCTTACCGTCAGTACCGTCAGCACCGTCTTTGCCGTCCTGACCGGGCGCGCCATCCTGTCCGTCACGGCCCGGCGCCCCATCCTGTCCATCACGGCCGGGAGCACCATCCTGTCCATCACGGCCGGGAGCACCATCCGCACCATTGAACTCTCCGCTTGCCTTCGCTTCGGTGAGCGCAGTCTCAATCGTGGTGGGGATATCGGTAAGTGCCTGCTGCACTTCGCCCAGGACCGTACCGGCCTGCTCAATAAAGTTGCCAACAGGATCCGGTACCGGTCCTGTCGGCACGATGGACTTGTCCGTCCAGGTCATGGCAATGTAGGATTTCACCACAACGCCGTTGTCGGAGAACGTCAGCTGCAGCTTGCCGTCGCCGTGATTCGTAAGGTCAGCGCTCGTCACGGTCCATACCACGTCATCCCCTTCGCGGGTAACCACAGCGGGGTATGCCGTTCCTGCCGGGTTCACAACCGTCAGGGATGGTATGGCATTCGGATATTCATCGAACACTTCCTTGCTGTGGAATACGATCTGTGTGCGGCCGTTCTCGCCAACCTTGCCCAGGTTGATGAGTTCTTCTTTCAGAAGAGGAACCGCATATGGAAATGCTTTCATGGTATCGACCCCTTTTCCGGATTACTTCCAGTCGCCTTCGTTGTACGTGCCGTCGATCAGGTAGTTCTTCATAGCGGTTTGCGCCTTACTCAGGGTGGGATCCCTTTCGAGCAGAGCAAGCATGCCGTGGCACAACGCCTTATTGCCGCCTTCCAACTCGCTCACTCTGTACTCGTGGTCGTTAAGTTGGTCGGTATGTTCCTTCAATGTCTCATTATCGCAGTCCAGCTTCCGGTCGATTTCCTTAAACCGTTCATCGATCGCGGTCATCTGCTCGTCCAGCTTGGGCTGCAGTTTCGCCAGAACCTTGTCTGCAATCTGGTCTGTAATGTCCGTGTTCGCCAGCTGCCTTTTCTTCTTGCCCTTGTCGATCTCGTCGCGTATGGCCACCACTCCCTTGAAAATGGCCATGAATACGCCGAACATGATCAGCAGCACGACGATCGTGTTCCACACGTCAACGGGCAGCAGCCCTTCCAGCAGCATCGCTTTCTTTTCCTCCACCGTTCTCACCCCTTAATACTTACCCTTGCCGTCTCCAACGACATCGAGATATTTTGCCATCATGTACCAGCCTCTGCGCCTACCGCAGTTGATCTTTGCCCATTCCTCACCGGGTTCAACTATCGTTGCCTTGGTTCCGCATGGGATATTCTCCCATGTCCGGCAGTCTGTGCTTGGGTACTGCCGCATCTTCACCGGTTTGCCATTGTCCGCTACAACAATTGCCTCACTGCCCGTGCTCGGTACCGGCTCAGTGGGGACCGGTGCAGGCGTTGCCGTTTCGGTCTTCGCTTTATTCTCCGCCGCGTCGACCAACGGTTTCGCCTGGCCGTGATAGTTCCATCCGCCGCTCAGTGAAGTATCGACCTTCATCCTGGGGCTGGTCATGTGGGTGATGTTAAGTGGGTCAACCTTCGTCACAATTCCGACATGGTAGTAATCCTTCATGTCGCCGTTGTAGTATGCGTTTCCTTTCTTGTACCGGTCCGGAAGTTTCCATTTCTGCTTTTTCGTTCCGGCATTGCAGGCGAGCTTCACGATGCCTTTTTCATCAGTCGCCTTATATACGATGTCGCCCTTCTTCAGGGCAGATACCTCTTCAATGTATTCCAGGTTATATGTGGCGTATCGGGCCGCGTAATTGCTTCCGTGGATACCAACCCATTTGATCCCCATACGCCGCAGAGCACCGATTTCCAGGCCAATACAATCGCATTCTCCGTTGCTCCCGTCACCCGGCTGTTTATACACCGGGTTAAGGGATTTGATCTTTGCAACCATGCTGATGAACACGTCCACCATCTGGAAGTAGATGTCCATCAGCAGCCCGGCAATCTTCAGGATCACACTCATCCGTTGCCACCTTCTTCCGTCACAGGCACTTCTTCATCGGCGTCGCTTCCCTTCTTCATCTTCATCTCTATCTTTGCCCTGTCGAGCATGGCAAAAACACCCTTCTCATAGATGGAATTTCGGGTGTATGCCCAAACATTCAGGATCATCACGGCCGTGGCAATCACGCCCATATACACGCTGTATTGGGCAGATTCCGGCCGCAGGAGGAGCAGGACGGACAACCAGGTCATGTACATAAACCAGAATACCGCCGTCCACCGCGCCAGCTTTTTGCTGAACTGTTTTCGCGGGTCGATCCGCACCTTGTCCATTGCTGCTCTCCTTTCTGAATTAGTAAAGGCACCGAACGATAAGATTTCTCTCACCATTCGGTGCCTTCATATTCACTTCCGGATTATTATACTACGATTTGTTTTGGAAAATCAATAGCATTATTTATCGTTGCCGCCCATGATGACCACAACGACAATCGCGCCGAACGCCGCACCGAGCAGAAGAAGCAATGCTGCCGTCAAAACCGGCATTATCATTCCCCCGTTCGTCCTCACTTCGTGAGTTTCTCAATGTGTTTCAGCCATCCGTCGATGGTAACTGCCTCCATCCGCATACCTTCCATCACAGACCGGTTCCGGACCTGGCTGCTGATCACCATCTTGTCGTTCGCCGGAATGCCTTCCCACATGTCCTTGTGCTTTTTGTACCACACGGAGAACCGCTTCTCAGTCTTCTTCCTGTAGATCTGGTTCTCCTGGTTTACCCACTCGGGTTTGTTCATCGTGTAGTAGGCATCGAAAACCATGAACGCGGTGAAGAACGTCGCCTTATCAATGATCCCCCTGGACAGGAACTCGTCGATCAGCGCGTCGTTGCTGTCGATCATGTTGTTGTACGTCTTCAGGATGTACTTCGGATCGTGCCGGCATACGGATTCATCGCGCCACTTCCACAGATAGAACGGGGTCTGGCAGTATTTCACTTCCTTGCCGATGTTCTGGCAGAGGATGTTGAAGAAACTGTCTTCATGGATCGTCAGCTTGGGGTTGAACCGCAGGTCGTTGTCGATCAGGTACTGCCGCCGGTGGACCTTGCCGTGAACGAACGTGGAGTCCATTTCGTGGTTGATGTACACAACCTCCTTGGTTTCTGGATGCCGTGACTCTTCCACAAACATGGATACCATGGAGTCGAAACCGGCCTGCATTTCCCGCATGATGATCCAAAGACCGCAGGCGTTGTAGAACATATCGTCCGCGTCGCAGAACATCACATAGTCTGCCGTAGCGTGGTCCAGGCACGCGTTTCGGGTGGCAGATACGCCCCTGTGCAGTTCCTTGTAGTACTCAATCTTGAACGGATAGGACTGCAGGAATTCGTCTGTCAGGAACACGTTGCTGCCGTCGTTGCAGATGATTACGCCGATGTCGTCGAAGGATACGGACTGCTGGATGGCAATGCTGTCCAGCAGCGGCCGTATCACTTCATCTGTCTCGTGATACTGTGGTACCAGGATCTGAAGCTTCATAAACACTCTCCTTTTCACTTTGGTTGTGAGTACTACGATTCGCTTTCATGATACCACAGTACGTGTTAACTTTCAATACCGATTTTATGTCGGCAGTTCGGAGATTGGTTTAATTCGGCTCGCGCTCATGCTGGCAAGATTCGCCTGGGCCTTGTAGCTGGCGAGCAGCTCATCTGCTACATATATGATGGCGGAGCTTGTACCGGCGAACACAGGTGTTCCAAACGAAGCCCTGACGGAGCTGTTTGCAAGGATGACTGCGGTGAGGTCAGGACAGTTTGCGAACGCATTGTTGCCAATCGTCGTAGCCGCCGGGAACGATGCTGTGGTGAGTGCAGAACAGCTCTGGAACGCATACTGGGCAATTGTCGTAGCCGCAGGGAACGATGCTGTGGTGAGTGAAGTACAGCTCTGGAACGCATAGGCGCCAATCGCTGTAGCCACCGGGAACGATACCGTGGTGAGTAAAGAACAGTTCTGGAACGCATACTGGGCAATTGTCGTAGCCGCAGGGAACGATGCTGTAGTAAGTGCAGAACAGCTTTGGAACGCATTGTTGCTAATCGTTGTAGCCACCGGGAACGATGCTGTGGTGAGTGAACGACAGCCCTGGAACGCACACTGGCCAATCGTTGTAGCCACCGGGAACGATACTGTGGTAAGTGCATAACAGTTTTGGAACACATAATGGCCAATATCTGTAGCCTCAGGGAACGATACTGTGGTGAGTGCTGTACAGCTTGCGAACGCATACTGGCTAATGCTTGTAACGGATGGGAACGATACTGTTGTGAGTGAAGTACAGCTAAAGAACGCAGCACTGTAGATTTTTGTAGCCGCTGGGAACGATGCTGTGGTGAGTGAAGTACAGCTCTGGAACGCATAGCTCCAGATGTTTATAACGGATGGGAACGATGCCGTGGTGAGTGCAGAACAGTTTACGAACGCATAGGTATAAATCGATGTAGCCGCTGGGATCGATACTGTGGTGAGTGCAGAGCATTTTGCGAATGCAGATTCGTGGATAGTTGTAACGGACGGGAACGATACCGTGGTGAGTGAACGACAGCCCTGGAACGCATACTGGCCAATACTCGTAGCCGCTGGGATCGATACTGTGGTGAGTGCAGAACAGTCTTGGAACGCACTGGCTCCAATCGTCGTAGCCGCCGGGAACGATGCTGTGGTGAGTGCAGAACAGCCCTGGAACGCAGCACTGCCAATACTCGTAGCCGCAGGGATCGATACTGTGGTGAGTGAAGTACAGTTATAGAACGCATAGGCGCCGATACTTGTAACGGATGGGAACGATACCGTGGTGAGTGAACGACAGTTTGCGAACGCATACTGGCCAATACTCGTAGCCGCTGGGATCGATACTGTGGTGAGTGCAGAGCAGCTTTGGAACACAAAGCTGCCGATACTTGTAACGGATGGGAACGATACTGTGGTGAGTAAAGAACAGTTCTTGAACGCATACTGGTCAATCGTTGTAACAGATTGGAACGATGCTGTGGCGAGTGAAGTACAGCTTGCGAACGCATACTGGCCAATACTCGTAGCCGCTGGGATCGATACTGTGGTGAGTGAAGTACAGTATGCGAACGCATAGTTGCCAATCGTCGTAGCCGCCGGGAACGATACTGTGGTAAGTGCAGAACAGCCTGCAAATGCATACGCTCCAACTAAACCAATGACAGTATCGTAAAATTCAGATATGGACCTCTCTACAACAAATTTAAATGCATTGGAATCACCAACAATTTCAATCGTATTTTCTGGCATTTTCTATTGCACCCCCTTTTTAACTCGGCAGTTCGGAGATTGGTTTAATTCGGCTCGCGCTCATGCTGGCAAGATTCCCGTAGGCCTTGTAGCTGGCGAGCAGCTCGTCTGCAACATATAGGATGGCGGAGCTTGCACCGTTGAACACGTTTGTCCCAAACGAAGCCCTGATGGAGCTGTTTGCAAGGATGACTGCGGTGAGGGCAGGACAGTTGTAGAACGCAGAGTTGCTAATCGTTGTAGCCACCGGGAACGATGCTGTGGTGAGTGCAGAACAGCTCTGGAACGTACCTGTGGAAATAGTAATAATTGCTGGGAACAATACTGCTGTGAGTGCAGAACATTCTCTGAACGCATATGCGCCAGTACTCTCAAGCGCAGGGAACGATACTGTGGTGAGTGCAGAACAGCCCTGGAACGCATAGTGGTCAATTCTTGTAACGGATGGGAACGATACCGTGGTGAGTGAACGACAGCCCTGGAACGCATACTGGGCAATTGTCGTAGCCGCTGGGATCGATACTGTGGTGAGTGAAGTACAGTATGCGAACGCATAGTTGCCAATCGTCGTAGCCGCCGGGAACGATACTGTGGTGAGTGCAGAACAGCCCTGGAACGCATAGAGGTCAATTCTTGTAACGGATTGGAACGATACCGTGGTGAGTGAACGACAGTTTGCGAACGCATACTGGCCAATACTCGTAGCCACAGGGAACGATGCTGTTGTGAGTTTAGTACAGTTATAGAACGCATAGCTGCCAATACTCGTAGCCGCAGGGAACGATACTGTGGTGAGTGAAGAACAGTTTGTGAACGCACTGGCTCCAATGCTTGTAACGGACGGGGTCGATACTGTGGTGAGTACTGTACATCCTTCGAACGCACTGGCTCCAATCGTCGTAGCCGCAGGGAACGATACTGTGGTGAGTTTAGTACAGCTTGTGAACGCATATGGACCAATTGTTGTAATTTCGCTGTTCTCAATTGCTCCGGAAATAGTTTTCTTAATTAAAGGCCGCGTCAAGCCAACATCAAGTGCAAATGTTGCCGTGTAGGTTTGGCTTCCGGTAACGGCCGCGATAGAGGGTGCCCAGCCGGTGAACAGATACCCGGTTCTGGAGGATGTCGGGTTCGATCCGGAGTATGCCGGAACCGTTCCGTAGGCAACCTGCAGCGTCTGCAGCGTGCCGCCGCCGTCCTCGTTTGCCTTCACGAACGTGATCGTGTATAGTCTGACACTCTCTGCGAAGACCGCATACAGCGTTCTGTTGGACGTCACGTTGTTCAGCGCGTTGGCGTCAGGCGTAGTGGAGTTCGGGTTTGAGCTCCAGCCGGAGAACGTATAGGTTGTGCTGACTGTGCTGGCCTTGGTCGGGTTGCTGGACGGGCCCTGTGCGTTCGTACCGCTCTGGATCTTCTCGATTGCGTACTGAGAGGATCCGACCATGTACGTAATCTGCACGGAGCTGTCGTAGAACACGGCCGTATAGGTGGTGTTTCCGGTGATCGGGCCAACGGAAGGCGTCCATCCCTCGAAGGTGTAGATGCCGCCGTCGCTATTCGTGCTGGTCGGCGTATTGCCCGTGTATACCGGGGTAGTTCCGTACGGCACGTTCTGGATGGTCTGGAGTGTTCCGCCACCGTCGATAGCGGCACGCACAAATGTGACCGTGTACTCACGCAGCGTGCGGCTGTAGGCAGCGTATACGCGCCGATCGGCAGCAACGTTGTCGAATGCGCTCGGGTTCGCTGCCTGGGCATCCGTACTCAGTGCCCAGCCAACAAATGTGAAGGTGTACTGCTCTGTGCTCGTCCGGCTCGGGGATCCGGTGTACAGCTCGCCGACGCCGTCCACATAGGACTTCGTGGCGATCAGCGTCTCGCCGTCCCAGCTGTAGTAGTACACGTTGCTGGTCACGTGGTCGTAGGTGATCCGGACGTCCGGGTACCGGGCCTGGATGGAAGCAATCTGGCTGCCTTCCGCAGTCACAACGTGGATGTTGCCGAATACCTGGGCATTTTCCGTGTTGTTGCCGTTCTGGTCCAGACCGCGCATGGTGTCGAGTTTGTCGAACATCGTGCTGACGTCGTCCAGGTCATTCAGGTTCCATGTGAAGTTGTACAGACGGACACGGCAGCCGGTCGGCAGGTCACTCACGATGTCCAGGGTATCCACACAGCTTGCGGGGTTCTCCAGGAACAGGGTCGTGATGTGCGTGTAGTCCGGGCAGACAAACTCGGTCATGCTCGTCTGGTTCCGCAGCGTCAGGTTTGTGACCGTGCCGGGCAGGTGCAGCTTGCGGATCGGGCTGCCGTTCGGCAGGTCCACGGCCGTAATCTGCGTGTTGTCGAAGTACGCTTCCTCAATGGAAGTGCAGCCCGTCATGTTCACGCTCTTCATTTCGCCGGCACCCAGGTTCACGCAGTTCCGGCAGTCGATCTTCTTCAGCAGCCGGTTGTTGCCCAGGGTCAGGCGCTCAAATGGCAGGTTCTCATAGTTCTGCGCGCTGTCGCCGATCTTGATGTTCTGGATCCGCGTGGCATGGCTGAAGTCCGCCCAGCCCAGCTTGAACGCGCTCAGGTCACCAACGTCCGCAATCTGTGTCGCGGAGTAGATGTAGGTTTCTGTATCGCTCAGGTTGTCGATCGGAACCTCGATCTCTACCGGGGTGCCCTGCGGTGTCTTTTCCTGGCCGGTATAGCTGCCGTACTTCACGGTCACGTACAGATCGCTGTACGGAGTAATGGTCAGGCTGCTCCGGGCGTACGCGCGGAACTGGATTACCTCGCTCAGGGCGTCGCCGCTGGACCACTTGCTGTCCATGTACTTGAAGCGGTTGCTCAGCCACCAGCGACGCTGTTCCATCTTGGAACCGAGCATCATTTCCAGGTATGCATCCGTCGGTTCCTTCCCAGGATCCGGGCTGGTCAGCGGGTAGATGTACTTGTACTGGCTGTCCTCAATCCACACCGCTTCAGGCCAGAATGCCTGGTGGTCCTCAAAACGTTGCTCCACGTTGGCGTAGGTCAGGATGCCGTTGCTCCGCAGAGACTGGTACATCCGGCGGATCTCATTCGGGAACGCATCACGCAGGTTGTTCCAGAGTACGCTGCTCTGTCCGGTAAACACGTCCCGGCCGTTTCCGGTATGGTCCGTGTCCTCCAGGCTGTAGGTGAACGTCAGGCTGCCTTCGTTGTTGATACCCAGTGCGGTGTCCATGTCGTACGGTTCGCACACGGCCTTCCGGTCGATCGCAAGGTTCAGGCTGGGATCTGTGTCGCTTCCGCTGAAACCGATGAAGAGGTTCTTTGCGCGGCTGTCCGCCAGCAGGAAGAACTCTGTGAAGATGTAGTAGAAGACCAGGGAGTCGATCTCCGCGTAGTCGCCGATGTGCGCCTTGAACTTGGCCAGTCGGTACGCGGCCGTATCGTATTCGTACGTCACGTCGTCGATGGTCACTGGCGTAATCGCATCGCCGGTCGCTTCTTCGCGGTAGGTGCTGTAGATAAAGCTCTGCAGCTCCTGAAGCTTGGTGTAGTCCGTCCAGGTGTCATCCGGGAACCTGGCTTCGTAGTCGTACCGCCAGGTTTCCTTGATATCGCCGGTGGTCGGATCCTCGCGCATGGTCTCATCGAAGTAGTCGCTCTTGAACAGCATCAGGTTGCTGGTGTTGTTCTGGAACTCCCAGGATTCCATCTCATCGTGGTATCCGTACGGGGCAGGCGCGCGCTTCGGGAAGTTGAAGTTGTACTTACCGATGAACGTGGTCTGGTTGTTGCTGGTGTTCGTCCAGAAGATGACGATCGGGAAACCGTAGATACCCTGGCGGACCTGGCTGTCTGCCAGCATCTCGCGGGTCTTGTACGGGGTCATGTCGCAGTACAGTTTCACCAGCTCCACGTTGTTCGCACCTTCTGAGGAGGCAACGTCTGCCTTCATGACGAACCGGTTGAACGGCTTTACGGTGCTCACCATCTGGAAGTCGGATTCGTGCTGTCCGTTCGACATCTCAAACCCGTTCTTGAACTGCATGTCGTAGTTCTTGCGCGGGTATACGGCAGAAGATGTACCCTGAACGTTGATCTGGCAGCCGGTGAACTCGAAGCTCTTGGTCGGGTCAATGGGGTTCACGAACCGGCCGGAGCAGGTCTTCTTGTCACCCTTGTACTGCGGCAGCTCTTCACACTCGATCACCATGTACGGGAGGTTGCCGGGCAGCTTGGAAATCGCGATGTTTCCGTACGCATCGTAAACGTTGTTCCGGCTGAAGCGCTGGAGCATCAGTTCGCCGTCATGCGTGTCGGCAATCCAGTTGTTCAGGATCTGTTCGCCGGTCAGGTCATTGGCGTACACGCGGATATTGTAGATATCCACCGTCGCCATTTCTCCTCCGATCACGATGTTCACCGGGCCAACCTGGGTGAAGTCATCGTTGCTGGGGTACTGCACCACGCGGCTCGGAATGCCGTTGATGTAAGCCATCAGCAGGCGGTTCTCACTGCGCTTCTGGATCACGAAGCTGACCCGGACGTGGTCTTCATCCTTGAACTGCACACTCAGTTGGCTCTGCTCACTTCGGATGAACGCAATCTGCGGGCCCACCATAAAGCCGCGGTTGGCATCCGTGAAGCACTGGATGATCACATTGTTGTAGTCCCGTACATCCCGGGCAGCAAATTCCAGCTCAATGGTATAACCGGTGTTCCGGAAGTCGTTCTCAAACGGCTTGAACGGGATCGTGACTGTTGCGCCTGCATTCACGCGCAGTACGGTCGCGTTGTCATCGTCCCGGACCCATCCGTTGCTGACGAAGTTGAATCCGGAAAGCGTCGCGCTGATCGTGTTCGAGTCTGCATCAATGAATTCCCAGACGGCAGGATTCGCTTCCAGGTTGCTCCGGCCGCGGCTGGTCAGGAAGAGTTTCAGATCTTCCGTCTCCGCCTCAGCATTCATTTCAGCCTCGTTCACCTGCAGGCCGATGGTCTTCACAGCCGTTCCGCTGTGGATGGTCAGGGTGTGATTGCCCGTGGTGTCCATGCGGGTCTGGAAACTCTGCATTTCACGTCCAATGTCAGGCAGAGTCAGAATCGTGATGCCGTCCTTCTTGATGGTCACGTTGCTCACCTGGCTGCCGGGAGTGTACACCATGAATGGCACCGTCAGCGTGGTATACTGATCCACGATGTTCTGGCTGAAGCTGGAGGAAATGATCGGGGTATTGTTGCCGGCCGTCACCCACATGATGTCGTACGTGAGCACGTTACTGGTAACGGTCTGGCCGTTGATGGACGCAGTAAACCACACCCGAAGCTGATGCGCTCCGTGTGTCTGCTGCCTGATAATCTGGCTCATCTGCCGGCCGCTGATGGTGGTTACCATCGGATCCAGCTCAGTACCGTCCAGCTCAAAGTGAACCGTCTTGCTGAACGCACCGTAAGGCGTGAATGTAAAGGTCAGCGCGCCACTCTGGATCTCGCTGTCATCGAATGTGCTTTCCAGCCGGAGCTGCTCAACCGTCACGTTGAACTGCTTCCACTTGCTCTTGCCGTAACCGTCGGTCACGCGGACCACCACGCGGTTGTCGCCGCGGTTCAGGTAGTCCTTCACGTTCACCGTAAAGCTGCCCTGGGCAATATTGCGGCTTTCCTTCGTTATGCCGCCGATCTCAACGGTCATGACGCCCTGTCCTGTCGGGCTGCCGTCTTCGATACTGCTCCAGGTGAAGCTCAGGATGACATCAACATTCTCAGCAACGGTAGTGCTGGCCCAGCCGGTGGTATTCGTCAGCGTCACCACACTGCCAGCCACGTCTCCGCCGCCACCGCCGGATCCGCCACCGCCGATTCCGGTAATCGTAAACAGCGTGTCTCCGGCCTCATTGTAGAAGTAGGCTACGCCGTCTTCCACATCGCCGTTTGCAACATGGTTTGCCGCCCCGCTTTCCAGGGCATTCACGCGGTTGCGGATTCCCATTACCGCATCTTCAACCTCACCGAGGTTGTTGTTGATGTTGTTGACGGCGGAGCGGGTCTGCATGGCATACGTTTCGGCGTCGTTTGCTGCCTGTGCTGCCTGTCTCGCCGCTTCCTGGGCTGCAGCAGCCGCGTTTTCAGCCGTGGCAATGGTCTGTGCGATCTCTTCATCGTCAGCTTCAACCGACACTTCCACGGTCTGCTCCTGGCTCTCCGGAGAAATATCAACCTGCTCGCCTTCACTGTCGGTCACATCCACAGAAAGGCTTTCCTGGTCATTCTGGTCTACGTTCTGTTCAACCTCGTTCTCATTGCTCTGGAGATCCAATTCGATATCTGGTGCCATGTTGCTTCTCACCTGCCTTTCTGTCTGGATTGATTAGAAGTCACTCAGCACTTTCTGGACCACAAAGTCCTTTTCTTCCCACGGGGTCTTGACGCGGGTACCGCCGTTGATCTTCCCGGACTGGGAATCATACGTGGGTTCCCAGACATACCGGACCTGCCACTTGTACGTGCCGGGCTGCCAGTCGTCCGTCTGGTCGTTGGTGAACACGACTGTGAAGGATCCGTTGTTCAGCGGATACTCCTGATAGAACAGGGGTTCTCCGCCTCCGCGTGGGGCAACGGTGAACACCGCACGGTCACCGGTCGCGAATGTCGCATTGTTCGCATGGATCGTCATCTCGCCGGTATCGCCCCTGCTGATGGTAATCTTGTCACCTTCTACTTTAAACATTGTCCTTCTCCTTTCACACATATTCAATTCAAAAAAAGGCATCGAATGAAAAGTCCTCTCATCATTCGATGCCTTTGGGATATTCGGTTCTTTCTTATTGTATCAAACAAACCCTTATGTTTCAAGAGGTTTGTTATTTCGTCAGGCAGACTACGGAGCTTCCGCCCACATCCACCTGGATACTTGTCAGAACAGTGAACCCATCCCATTCGGCCACGTCGCCGTACTGATTGGATACCATGTGCGCGGTCTTCTCAGCGGATCCGAACAGCGCATACAGGTCAATGAAACTGCGTCCGCCGGCCATGTAAATGGCAATGTTGTCATCGCCGAGCTTCACCACGTACGCGTCCTGAACTTTCGTTCCGTCGGAGAGTTCAATCCACTCCTTCATCGTTTGCGACCCCCTCGTTGACGATCTCAACGTCCGCATTATCCGGTACGCCCTGGCAGTTGCCAGGATCCTGCGGGGCAATTTCGACTCCGACAACACCCTTCGCTTCCAGAACGGCCCGAAGGTTATTCATGATCCGGTTCAGTTCGAAGCCAAGCGTGTCTACCTGGTCTACCCGGACCGTCGTCCGTCCGAGACTGTTCACAGCGTCCTGGATCACATCAATGTCTGTGTACATTTTTTCCTCATTCATGTATTTTTCCTCCTTAAACATGACTTATAAGAATCCTGTATGTTTTCCCACCAAGAGTAAAGTAGATGTGTTTTATGCTTGATGAAATGGTCACTTGGGAATCGTATGACGATGCGGTGCTTGTACTTGCATACACATTGCCGAGAGATGGCATTGGAAGATAACCGTATATTGTACCTGAGTTTGTGGACTGCCTTGCGCTGAATTGTCCATTTTCCAATGTAAGACATACGGTTCTGTACGTCGAACTACCATCGCTTCCGTATGCATTCACAAAAAATCGTGAACTCATAGGGGACGATGCTTCAAAATCCATTCCTGATACTCCACCCGCTGTTGTGGAAACAGTAACTTTTGATAGTCCGATGTACCCGCTGTCCGGATATACCGCTCCGTTGGACGAAACCGTCTTTTCCTGGAGAATGCTGGAAACCGTATACCGCAGGGTCGTCGTATACCGGGATGTCGGGTTCGCTCCGCCACCGTTCTGGGATCCGATGTAGAACGGAACGGTGATCTGCGTGCTGCTGTACACCGTCGGGCTGCCGTTCTGCGCAACGACCAGGTCCACATCATGGTCGCCATAGTTTCCGCCGATTCCAAGGGTAAAGCTGGACACGTTGGTAGTCGTGCTGTCGTTCACCTGCTTCGCCGTCACCGTAAGCACGCTACCACTCCATGACGACGATTGGGTGGTAGCCTTACTAAAAGTTACTGTTCCCCCGTCCCACTTCGTAAGGGTCAGCACATTGTTCGCTACACTCGCGCTCTTGATCGCGCCCTTGATGTTTGTTGCGGTTATGTCGTAGTACTCACCGCTCTGCGTTCCGATCAGCCGAATATGTCCGCCGCTCGTCACGCTGAAGATCGGTGCCTGCACATAGCTGTTGGCCGTGGTCAGGTTGATGTTCCCGCGGAATACAGCGCTCTTCTTGACCACCAGGTTGCCGTCGTCGATCTCCAGGGATCCGTTCACGGTTGTGGTACCGGTAATGCTGACCTTATCAGCGGCAATCAGCGTTTCACCTTCGCCGCTTGCGTTGATCCGTGTCAGGATATATGCCCGGGTGGAATGGTTGTCCGTGTACAATGCCGCGCTGCTGGATGTAAGTGCCAGTCCACTCTGCATCTGCGTGTACTTATTGTCCACATAGAGCTTTGCGGTACTGGTGGATAGTGCCAATCCACTCTGCATTTCCGTGTACTTGTTTTCCACGTAGAGCTTCGCAGTGCTGGTGGATAGTGCCAGCCCGGATTGCATTTCTGTGTACTTGTTTTCCACGTACAGCTTTGCAGTACTGGTGGATAGTGCCAGGCCGGATTGCATTTCTGTGTACTTGTTTTCCACGTACAGCTTTGCGGTGCTTGTGGACAATGCAAGCCCGGACTGCATCTGGGTATACTTATTGTCCACGTAGAGCATTGCCGAGCTGGTGGAGAGCGCCAGGCCAGACTGCATCTGGGTGTACTTGTCTTCGATGTACAGTCTCGCGGAGCTGAGTGTCAGTTCCAGTCCGGCACGCATCTGCTGGTACTGATCCTCCACGTAGTAGTGCAGGTACTCGCTGTTCCGCAGTCCGCTGCGCCCGCCGCCGTACTTCTTTCCGCTCATCTTCGGGATGGACGGCCGCTCTTCGTTTCCGCCGGCGGAGATCTGCACCTGGGTATCCTTCCGCCAGGTTACCTTGGCCTTGTGGACCGGGCTGCTGTAATTGACTCCGTTCCGGACAACCGTCACAACGTCGCCTGCTTCCAGACTCGGATCCGCGAACGTGTTCGCCTCCAGAGGATGATACCGGAGCGCACTGTTCAGCCGGTTATAGATCGGCTGCAGCGATGCGCCTGTAACGTTTGCCATTTCATCCCACCCCCCTTAAAAGCGGATTGTCCTGGATCAGGTATCCTTCCGTTCCGCTTCCGTATGTTGTCTGCGAACTGCCCTGTGTATCCCGGTTGTACAGCTTCGTCACCTGCTTGGTTTCATACCAGTATGGGGTGAACTCGCTGTAGTTCCCGGCGCCCAGGACCTGGCCTGTTCCATCCCGGATCCAGTCCAGGATCATCTTCCCATCCCGGTTGAACCGGGCATTGCTGCACGCAGCCTCCGCAATCCACTTGATCACGTCGCGGACCGTGGCATTGTCAAAGTCCTGCGGTCTGGAAGCAATCGTCGCGGTACCGTTGATAAACGGATCCGGCAGGATGTACTCCACTCCGATCTGCGTACACAGCTGCACAAACAGCTCGGAGATCGTAGCCGGGAATGTCACCGTAATGTCGTTGATGTCCTTGTCGAACTTCGTCATGAAGTCGTAGCACGTCATGTCGATTTGGATGACATCCGGTGCTTTGGGCCGCTTTGCAACGAAGCATCCAAGAGGACAGTACTCAAACTGTTCCAGCGTGCCGGCCTTCCATACCTTCAGCAGATGGGTACCGGGCGCATAATGCATTCCTTTTCCGGCCCATTCGCTGCTCTTATTGATGATGAATCCGTTCAGCAGGTTGCTGGACGTGATCTCATTTCCGGTCGCATCGTCGTACACGTTGTAGTGTCCGTTACAGTCGAAGCAGTACACCTTCCCGTCATACAGCACGATGCTCTTCACCGCGTATGCCGGCTGGGAGGAGAGCGATACGTTGTTCCTTTTTACATACGGGTACGTAGAATACGCCGTATACGTGTTTGTTGCCACCACACGGGCCGTCTCGCCTGTGGATGAACTGTAAGCCGTCTTGCTGATCGAAACGCCAATCAGGGCCTGAAAATCGCCAAATTCGTAACTGTTCAGCAGCCGTTCATCGTTCGCCAGCGTAAACTGGATCTCATTGCTGGTAGCCTGACCGATGGAAAGGTCTTCTTCCATGTTGAAGTTGTCACTGAAGACGATACCATCGTCAACGATGATGTCCTCATCCGTGAACACGCAGTCAGAGAAAATCAGCAATGCCTTCTGCTCATTGCCGTTTGCGATTGCCGCATGGAATGCGTTGCTGCAGCTGTACATTGCTGATTCACTTCCTTCTCAGTACTCAATGAATTTCAGTTTCAGGTCGAACAGTGCGATGTTCGGTTTCTCCGGGATGTAGTAATGGTTCTTGCCGGTCCGGTCGCCCACGTAGTACTGCCCGGTATAGGTATCCTGGAACGTCCGCGGATCCGGTGCCTTCAGCGTAAACTTCGGACTGTTTATTGCTGCCAGGATCTGCGCCAGCTTCTCCCATTCCAGCCCGTGCCATTCAAATTCATAATTGATCTTCGATGCCACGTACGCGCGGTGGAGATATCCGGTCGCGTCCCGGCCACCGCTTGTGTCCAGGTCGCCCACCTGGTATGTCCAGCTGGAAGGGTCCGGCAGGGTCGTGGTGACTCCGTTGTTCGTCACCTGAATCCCCATGATCTCGTTGTACTGCAGCAAGTCTCTCACCCTTTCGGTATAAAACCATTCCTGGCGAAGATGCAGTGCTTCCGCATATGCGTCCGCAGCTGCATCCGTCGTAAACTTCCCCAGGTATTCGCCGGTGTCCAGGTAGTGCTGGATCGCAGCCTCATCGCTCAGGATCACACCGTTCACGATGCTCGGCAGAAGAACGACCTCATTGTCAATCCCTACCGTGAAACTCAGCTCCGTGCTGATGCTTCCGTTTGGGTTGTGGACCACAATCCGGTTGTTGAGGTCGATGTTTCCCTGACCCCAACGACCGATTGTGTCAACATATGATTGACTCATATGCCCTCCTTATCCGCCGACAACGACATTGTATTCATCGTTGCTCCTGGCATTGTGAGCACCCCAGGCCGAGTTCGGCATAACATTGATGGACCACTTCTTGCCGGCAATCCGGTTGACCGCTGTAATCAGCTGGTTCATCAGCTGCCGGTTTTCAATCTGCATGCTGCTTATGCCGTCGCGTACTCCTCCGGAAATGTTCGCCTTGCTCTCTTCCGGTGTGGCCTGGGTTCCTCCGGATGGCGGAATGACGATCGAGTTCGGGAGTTTGATGGATTTCGCTCCGACGGCCGCGAAATTGTCGATGCCTGTAGTGTAGACAGACTTGCCGTTGGTCACGTTCTTGATGCTCTCATCGATCTGATCCTTCGTCTGCATCTCCCACTTCTTGATCAGGTCCTCTGTTTCAGCAACGCCGAATGCTTCTTCCATGGCCTCACGGATCTTTGCCTGTGCGTCTTCGCCCATAACATTCCATGCGTAAATTCCGGATTTTTCAATTGCATCCGCCAGGTCACTGTTGGTTCTCCTGATAAGTCCGGTTATGACCTGGTTTATGTCGTAGCGCCCGCCAAGCAGACCGTTCTTCAGATAAGTACCCAGACCCATAAGGTTTTCCACATCGTCCAGATCGAGCTTGAACTTGTTCAGCGTTTCACTGTACCGATCCTGCAGGAACTCAAGCACCATGGTTGCGCCGGGTTTACTGTACTGCCTCACGCCTTCTTCGATCGCATCATTGATGTGTTCACCCATGTACTTGTACTTCGCGATAGCAGACTTGAGCGGCTCCTCATTTTCGTTCGCTCCGGTCGCAATCAGCGCGGCAACCAGCTCACCCTGCGTGGTGTACTGCTGCATGACAAGCTGTCTTTCTTTCTCGGTCAGTTCTTTGACATAATCCGAGTATGCGGAAATGACCTGCTGGTAGCTTGCCTTATCCAGGTCCCCGATTTGGATCTGCATATTGGCAAATGCTTCCGAAGAGATCTTCGCGCCGGCAATGGCGTTCGTCACATCAGACACCTGCTGCATCAGGGCAGCCAGTACTTCGGGTGTGCTTTCAATGATCTTCTTTCCTTCTTCCGTGGTCAGCAACTTACCGATCGCAGCGCCCTTTGCCTTGACGAATTCGTCCACCTTGTCCCAGCCGGATGTATAGGATGTGAACCATGTACTCGCATCCGTTGTGTCGGATCCGGCAAGACTCGGCGTAAACTGGAGTGTCAGCTTGCCCAGGTTCTTGGCATCTTCAATATATCCGGATACGGCACCCACAATACCGCCAGATCCATCCATATTCTCGCCCAGGATGGCCTTCTTCAGTTCTGTGTAGTCTTCGTCCTTTGCAACGCCGAGCTTAATTACGTTCAGCGTTCCGAGCGCCTCCGTAACCTTCGTTTCGATATCTTTCTTGTCAGAAGAAAGGTTGGTCAGGCTTTCGTCGATGATACTGACCGTCACAGGAATGCTGACAGTGAACATCTTGCTGTTCACAAATTCCTGCACCTGCTCATTTGTGAGAGTGATATCCCCCCACTTGACATCCTGTTTCCGGATCATGGCAACAACGCCGAGTGCAACAGCAAACCCTGCGCCGATTGCCAGTGCTGCAACACCGCCTACTGAAAGTGCCGCACCGAGCGTTGCACCGCCGATCAATTCGAATACGGTCACGCCAAGTCCTGCAGCAACCGCACCGGCCACACCGGACTTTACCGTTTCAAATGTGATTTCCCCGGTATTTACCGCATCGGCAATTGCCTTGATTGCAATTACCGCGCCGATGCCGATTGCCGCAACTTCACCACCGGCCAGAATAGCCTCTGCGGTGGGAACTCCGGACGCCATTGCGAACAGCGCGAATCCTCCGCCGAGCTTCAGGCCGCTCTTCACTGTTGTGAGAATTCCTTCTAATGACAGGGCAGATACATCCGCACTGCCGATGAGCGCGATGATATCCGCAACCGCACTCAATGTCAGAGTGACACCCGCGGCTACCTTTCCGGCGCCCTTGCTGATTACGCCAGAGACTACCCTGTTTGCGAGATAAGCACCAATTGCTGTCTGCAGCACATCTCCGATCAGCCAGCCAATGTCCCCTGTCTTGAAGTATTCTTTGTCCAGCATCATCGTAAGGTTGAACGACAGGTCAATGATTGCGCCCGTTGCGATAAGGCCGCCCAACGTAGCCAGCGTTCCGGTCATAAGTGTGGATACCTTCCAGCCGGCGATTGCCGTTCCGATCATGGCCACAAGGTTCATGATTCCGCCGAACTGTTCCTGGATTCCTTCGGCGAGACCCTTGATCGTGCTGTCGTACTCCTTGACCTCTTCAAACATGTTCAGGTAGTCTTCAACGGTCTTGCCCGTATTACTGCCTGCCCCGCTGGTTTCACTCTGGATGATGTTCAGTTCATCCCAGTCCGCCAACAGGTCTTTAATCGCATTCCCGGTCTTCTTGGCTGCCTTCGTTTGTTTATCGAATGCAGATACCGTTTGCGGCAGTGCGCGCGTCCAGGTTTTCTGTCCGCGCAGGAGTGCCAGGAACTGGTTCAGGTAATTCACGCCTTCAATAAACCAGCCGACAAGCGTCTGCATCAGCGGAATCAGCGACTGGATCAGCGGGGACACTGCTGCGCCGATGCTGTTCTTCATCTGCAGCAGCGAAGATACCGCACTGTCCATGGCCGGGGCGAGATCGCCTCCGATGGCCTTGCTGTAGTTGTATACGTTTTCCAGGCCTTCCCGGAAACCTTCCGTCACATTCTTGATAATCGAACGCAGGAAACGGTATCTTGCGATCTGGCCGAGCTTCGCAAGGAGATTTCCAAAACGAGTATGACGCGCGGCATGAGCAAGCTCACGCAGCCGTTCTGTCAGTGATCGTGTTGCTTCGCTGGCCTCTTCTTCCCGCTGCTGAAGATCATCAACATTGGACTCTGCTTCTCTCACAGAAACTCCAAGATACCGTGCTGCTTCCTCAGCCGAGCTGAATACACTCACGGTCGGCGGGGTCCAGCCCGCTTTAAGCATTGATTCCTGAAGCAATTTATTCGCTTCTTGCACAGTAATGCCCATGGAGCGGGCTGCTTCTTCGATGGTTTTGTATAGAACAACGCCGTCCGTTGGCGCAGCCGTCATTGCCGCTGTAGCTTCCTGCTTTGCCTCCGACATCCGCTCGGCAATCCGTTCCCAGGTGTTTTCCAGGTTTTCGTGGTATGGGATAATCGCATTCACGGTTTCCCCGTACTCCTGCACCTGGGAGATAACATTACCCATGTGTCCGGAATCGCGTACGGTTTCAAAGGACTTCTTGATCATGTCCCCGTACTGCACCATATCCCGGGCAGAGTCGCCCATCTCTTCGCCGAGAGACTGGATCGGCAGCTTGGATGGATCCAACTTCTGCATTTCGTCGACAAGGTTGCTTACAGTCGACGTGGTCTCTGCTGCTCGCTGCCCAACGTCGTCGAATCCTTCGTTGATGCCGCCAACAGATTCCATTGTTTTCTCAACAGCCTGCCGGACGCTTTCTACGCTGGTACCGGTGTTGATCTTGATATTGATATTCTCCAGGCCCTTCAGTTTGCTCAGTTCGTCTGCGAGTTGGCCGATCTTTGTGATCGTAGAACCGCTGATTTCGTCATTGATAACCTTGCCGAGCTTCGCAATGCTGGTTGCAACCGGAGAAAGCTTAATTCCGCCAGATACCGCGTGCTTAATACGAATGAGCGCGTCATCAAGTTTGTTCAGACCTTGTACTGCTAATTCAGAGTTCTCCTGGATTTGTAAATTCAGTACTCCTACATCCGGCATAGTCTTTCCTCCCTTGCTGACGCGCCCATTTTACTTCTCAGCAGATTCCGCCTTGGCTTCCTGTTCCTTCTTCCTGAACCTCTTATTGAACTGGGAGGCCATCGCCTGGAACATTGCCATTGCCATCTTCTGCTGGTTTTCTTCCTTGGTTTTCTGATCTTCTTCCTTCTTCTTGTCCTCGGCTGTTTCGAGGATCGGCTTTTCGATGTACTTTGGCAGATTCGTGGAAGGCTTTACATTCAACCCTGCCACGAGCAGCGGTGTGGCATTCAGGGCGGACATGATGTACTGTCCCATGTACCAGTTCTGCCGGTCCACCATCATCTGCTCATTCTTCATCCGGATTTCGTACGCTTTCCGGGCCGCGCGTTTGGTTCCAAACTCGCCGTCCCAGTACTCGTCATACGTCATCCCAATAGCCATATACTCCGGAAGGAATTGATCGAAAATATCACCATACGGTCTGGGCTCCGCCTGCTGGGGTTCTTCCTCCCAAATCAGTCGGTCGCCCACGTAGGGTCTTCATCTTCATCCACGGCGCCGTCTTTCATGAGGTCCTCAACGGGCTTCAGATAGAGCTTGATCAGTGCGCCGAGCAGCTCTTCCTTCTTGTTCTGCTCGTCCCAGATCTTCATGATCTTCTCTGGCGGCATACCCTTGTGGTGCATCTGGAAAGCACCGACGAACAGTTTCTCGACCATGGTGTACGGATAGTCGGAGTTGATCACGAACCCGTTCCGTTCCATGCTCTTCACCACGCGGGCGTTGAATTCCAGCGTGTACTTGTTGCCTTCATTGTCCCGGAGTGTTACACGGGTAAAATCCTTTTCAGTAATCGCAGCCATTGGCTTGCCTTCCTTTCTCGTCTGGTGTTCAGACACTTTTATTTTTCGGCATATCTATGCCAGCCATATATGTGACACCCGCACAGGGAGGAAGGGGTTACCTCCCTCCCTGTGCAGATTGTCAGTCGACGTCCGCCGTGATGACGGTGCTGGGCACGCAGGTGATGGTCATGCCGACAGCTTCGTTGACCGAACCGCCGTTGATGCCAACGGAGATGTCGCCGGTCCACTCGAACTTGCCGTTGTGGCCATCCGGAACCTCGGAGCCGGCAGAACCGGACGCGCCAAACCAGAGAGCGTAGTCGTACTGGTGGTCCGCCAGATCTTCCACCGCCGCGTAGTTCTCGGGCGTGTAGTTCGCGCCGTAGGTCTGCTCGGACGTGTCGCCGATGCCCTTGATGTACTTCCGCATCGCATCGGACAGAGTGGTGATGTCGATCCGTTCGTTCGGGGGAATCAGATCCGGGAAGGACGTGATGTCAACGACCTTCTCGTAACTGCCCGCAGACGTGGTCTTCACCATCAGGTAAGTCTGATAAGTGGAAATTCCCTGTACAGAGTTAGACATGCTCGCAACCTCTCTTTCTTTCAGGATTTTGTGAAAACGCATGGATGCGTGGATAGAATCCAAACTCGCAATCATGCGTCTTCGGGATATCGAGTTGCCAGGTAGTTATGTCCTGCGGTAGATCGTTCCGTTCTGGTCGATTACTGCCTGGTACCTGGCCGTGTACCTTACGACATCCAGATTCCCGGGGTTATCAATGTACTGCCCGCTGATCCTGGAGAAATTCATGCTGATCATTTTTTCGTCAACAGCCTTGAACAGCTGCCGGCACTCGCGCTTCGTCAGCGCGTACCCGTCGAACTGGTAAGTGATCAGCGAGTAATTTTCCTTCGGTGTGGAGCTCTGCCGTTCCCGGACCGTATCGTTCCCGATCTCGATCATGGATCCGGCCGGAAGACCAACTGGATTCACAACGCGCTTGCTGATAAAATGATTCTTTGCGCACAGCGGAGCGGCGACAGAATAAACCTCATTAAAGATTTCAACTTCAAAATCGTTCATTCCAATCACCTCTTACATCTGTGCCAGTAAAGCAGCCATTCTATCCGGAGCAGCTTCTTCCAGCCATCGCATGGTGTTGTACATAAACGGCCTGGAGATATAACCCACTGTCCAGTGGAATTCCCCATCCTTGTCGCTTTTGTACACCCATCCTTCGATACCGTGGCCGCGTACATCGTAGTCCCATTTTCCTTCCGCTTCCGGGTGCGGAGCGCTCTGGCCGATTATGCCTGTTCCGTACTCCACGTAGATGGCGTACTTACAGTCGGCAATCACATATCCCACACGTTCCTGCGGAAAGAACAGGCCTTGGATGCTGTTTTCCAGCTCGCCTGTGTCCACTGCTTCCAGGGAGGCAACCTGCATCTTTGCGATCTCGACGCCTTCCATGGCCAGTACTTTTACGAGCTCCCAGCAGATGTCTTTCAGCTGCTTCCTGAATTCGCGGATCTCACGGATCGCGTTGTTGATGGACTGCGTGCTGAGCTCCATGTTGATGGATTTCAGCACTTTGTAGCTCATCCGCCTACCTCCGATCCACTATTCGCAGGAGTTTCATCCTCCCAGGGTTCAGCGCGGTTTGCCGTCTTCTTGCGAAGCGCGGCGCTGAATGTATTGATGCTGGGCCGCACCGCGCGGATCTCATACAGATCCCCTTTCCAGCGAATCATCCCCAGCTCGCTGATATCAACGTCCGGGTCGCTCATCACCAGAACATGGGTGTATCTCGTGTCCGTTCCGAAGAACTCATTGCTCACGACTCCGCTCGGCGTGGAGATGTTCCCGCGGTACTGAACAGGATCCCTGTGTACCGGGTATCTTTCCCCCGTGTGCTGCCCAAATTCGTTCAGGTCAGACGTTACGCCGTCCGGCGGCAGATACTCGAATACCGTCTCATTCCTGCGAAGGAGATGCATTCCTTTCCGTCCCATACAGTCACCGCCTCAGATCACGTGGCAGTATGGAATGACATCCTTCAGCATGTCTTTCGGAACGTCCGCCGAACCGTAATTCCGGTGGATTCCGTTTTCGATATGCTGGATTTGCCCTTCCGCACCGCGTTTCAGGTATAGGTAGCTACCTATCTTCAGCTGCACTGATTCATACCGTGGCGGAACAGCCAGCCCGGTATAATCCTCTGTGAATGGGTACATCTGGTTGAGTATCGCATCGCCGGCGAGCTTCAGGTAAACGGACAGAGTTTCAGAATCCTCCTCCGGACTGTCAATCATCAGCCTGAGCCGGGAAATTTTTTCCGCGTCCGTCATTCTGTCCGCCTCCTTTCGTTACTTGCTGGCCTTGCGCCGTGTGGTGCTGCGCGGCTTCGCGGGTTCCTTTACGGGATCCGCTTCCGGCTTTTCTTCCGGATCAGATTTGGGTTCCGGTTCCGCTTTGGGTTCAGGTTCCGGTTCCGCTTTCTTCACGGGCGCGGGTTTCTTTGGCGCATCCAGCACCTCCACCGCGTTTCCGAGATCGGATTCCGTATCGAACACTTCACCGGCATCGTGCCATCCGGAAGCGTCTTTGATCGACCACTTGGCTCTAACCTTCATGGTTAAATACCCCTTTCTATGGGTTATCCCGGCGGCACGTGTTACCATGCCGCCGGGGAAAATCATCACTTCACCTTGATGACGGCAACCTCGTTCATCCGCTCAAAGCTGGGCAGGACGATCTCGGAAGCGAAGGTGTTGATGTTGACGGGATGGGCGTCCACGATCTGGGTGATCGCAATACCCTGGTTGACCACCGCGACATCCGCCTGGCCGCTTCCCATCAGGTCAGCTTCCTCGGGAGTCGTGCCGCGCCAGGTGTTGCCCAGCGGGCCGGCCGGCAGAACGGCAACGTAGCCATCCGGCACGAAGGAGTGGGTCACGCCGTCTTCGTCCTTGTACTGCTTGTCGTACACGACAATGCCATCCAGCTGCAGGGTGGACTTCAGCACGCTGACGATCTGCGGATCAGTCAGGACACCCAGCGCCTGGCCGTTGATGGTCAGGAACAGGTCCTTGATCTGCTTGATGGCGCGGAACAGCTTGAAGGTGTTGTTGTTCATCGCCAGGATGGTACCAACACCGCCCTGCGCCTTGATCTTGTCCTGGGCCCTCTGAACGTCGCCCAGAGGATCCGCCGCTTCCGGCTTATCCCAGGTGTAGGAGGACGAGATCTCCATGTAGTTGGAGGTCTTCCAGGTGTCGCCGGGATCGTAGTCGTAGACGTAGGACACGCCGTTGGCTTCGATGGTGATGCCGGCATCGCCGTTCTCAGGGAACAGCAGCTGCATGATCATGCGTTCCGGCACGACCAGGGCGCCGTCCAGCAGGTTGGCAGCGTCGTCGAACACCCGGTTCAGGGCGTCGTTCATGTAGGGATCGTTCGCCTCGCGGATCCGCAGGATTTCCTGACGATCCTTCTCCTTGATCTTGAAGCCTTCACGGAAGAAGGGCATCTCGGTCTCGGTGAACTTGAAGCCTTCACGGCTCCGGAAGGTCGCCTTGGCGTCAAACGCGCTGGGCATCAGGGAAACAGGCAGGCCCTTGGCTCCCTTGATCCACTTCAGGTCGAGACCGGCCTTCTGCTTGGACGGGAACAGGGTTTCACCCAGGTAGGGAATCTGGTTGCTGATCGCCTCGGTCCAGTTCGCCGCGATTACCTTGGGCGATACCAGCTTACGAAACTCAATAAGATTCATAGGATTTATCTCCTTTCGCTATTTTTTGTGTGCAGTCACTACATTTCGTTGTAGTGACCGGCAAATGAAAACTCAGTCCGGCCACTGCACATGTCGAAGCAGGTGACCGCACCCGACACGCACATCCGCGTAGATCTTGTACCCGGAGTTCCGACACAGGACGCAGAAGAAGAGATCTTCACTCAGCATCCCCCTGTTGGCATCTCCGTAGTTTACCCAGTCATACCACGGATACGGTATCTTGCGGAATACGTCCGTGCTGATCAGAGCACATCCCATTCCGCCCCCATGGACCTCAGTCTTCTTTACTCCGGCATCGGCCATGCCGTGCATCTCCGCTGCCGTGTATTCAGACTCAAGCGGGAAGTTGTAATACTCCTTGCCGTGCGCATCGTACTTCTTGCAGATGCACGTTTTGCCACGGTAGATGTTGTCGGTATCCCGGTGTGCGTAATACCCCAGGTTGACTTCGTGTGCGTTCTCCAGAAGCAGCTTCAGCGCATCCTTCGGCAGCGTCACATCGTTGTCCACCATCAGCACGTAGTCGGTACCCAGGTCAATCGCTTTCTGTGCGATACGGTTCCTGGCCGTTGCTACGTCGTATCCGCGTACGGAGTCGAACAACACTTCATGTCCGCACTTGTCGAGATCCCAGATCCCCTTGTAGGTATCAGGGTAGATCGTTTCAAATGTCGGTACGGCAATGAGTATCTTCATGGAATCTCCTCCATCTCATTGGCATTCTGCCAGTTTCCGGATCAGTTCACACACTCTTTCGGTTGCGTGTCCGTCACAGGCGTCTGCCACGAGACGGAGACATTCTTTTTCTGTTTCACCCAGGCCGTTTGCGGTTCGGAGCATCTCCAGCATTTCCCGCTCATCCGTGCAGTACATCGACGAATATTGTCCGGGATAGCTTAGGTACATTCCGCGCGTTTCCGTATATCCTTTCTGCTTTTCCAGCAGGACGGCCGGTTTCCCAAGAAGGTAACCGTCGAAGATGATCGTGCTGTAGTCTGATATCACGACGTCACAGTCAATCAGGTATGGGGCTGTCGGCTCGTAGGGATCCACTTCCACAATGTGCGTGTAAGTCCTTTTCAGAATCTTGCCGGTCATTGTGTGGGCCTTTACGAGAATCAGCTCATCCGGATTCAGCGCTCCGTCCAGCCAGTCCCAGTCGATCTCAGGAAGCGGTGTTTCCTCTTTCGCCCTGTATGTCGGTGCGTACAGGTATGACCGTTTCTCTGCCAGGAACGTTTTTCCGTCGCCCTTCTTCGCCTTTGCGTACATGTCTGTACGCGGGAGTCCGAGCGGCAGGACACGTTCCTTTGGGATTCCGTCGAACCTCGCAACGGTTTCCGTCATCCTGCTTCCGCCGCTTACATGGTACGTGATCAGCCCGCTTTCTTCTCTCCTGTAATACGGATGCGGTTGATCGAGTCCGCAGGTTTTTCCGCCGTCGATTCCGTGACCGATTAACACGGTCTTCCCGGGAGATTCCGTCGGATATTCGTCGATGACCATCAGATCATACTTTCCGGATCGGATCTCAGGGTGTTTTCTCCACGGATTAACCTGAACATGGACCTTCTCTCCATCGTACGCTTCAAATACCGTTCGGAGATTTTCCGCCCTGTCAAACGGTTTCGTTGATGCAAACAGAACCGGTTTCACGGATTAGCCTTGTCCGGTTTCGCCGGTAGCGCCGGTTTCGCCAGTCGCGCCGGTAGCACCAGTCGCGCCGGTGCCCTGCACGCAGATGTTGCCGCGGAAGATGATTCCGGGCAGAGCGGCGTACAGCGCATCCACGTAGCTCACGCCGGAGTGGGACTGGGCAACCTTCGCGTTGATGATGCCCTGCACAACGGCCGCGCCGTTCGGGTTTTCCGCGGTATCCACGTCATACAGCAGAACACCGATGGCGCCGGAACCGGTCGTGGACTCACCGCTCGCGTTCAGCGGGGTGCCGGCCTTTACAACCGTGCCGCTGCCGGGGGTGGCCACCTTCACAGGAATCGCCTGGAAGTCCTTGCTGGCGAGGATCTCTACACCGCCACCAATGGAAGTTACGGAATACTTCATAGGTTTGTCTCTCCTTTCAAAAGAGTTTTATATTGTGTCCAACGGTTCGGCCGTTAGGCTGAACCCTCTCGGCTTTACCGCATAAACACTTCCATGCCTTTCTGAACAGCCGCCTGCGATTCAGCGCGTTCTTTGCCGAGTCTCCGGCCCCGTTCGATCGCCGCTGCTTCCTCAGAGGTCTCGTCGCTGCCACCACCGGTACCAGGACCGGGGATCTTGCCGAACTCGAGACGCAGGGCCTTCTCCTTGGCCGTCCATGCCTTCTGGATCAGCAGAAGCGCATTCTCGATGTTTTCACATCCGTGCAGGCTTTCCGCGATCTTTCCGGCCGCGTCCTCATCCACGCCGAGCTTGCTCATCACCGACTTGGTGTTCTCAGCGCGGGCGACCTTTTTCCGAAGATCTTCCAGCTCCTGGGCAGCCCTTTCATCGGCTTCCTTTTTCTCCTGGGCTGCGATCTCCTCAGCGGTCATCTTGGCCTTCAGGGTCTTCTGTGCTTCGTCGAGTGCTTTCTTGCGTTCGCTGGATTCATGGCTCGCACGGTCAAATGCGGCCTTCATCTTTGCCAGCTCTTCTTTGGCTGTCTCCAGCTGAGACGCCAGATCATTCTGGTCTCCAGCCTTGCCGGCATCACTACCGGCACCGTCCGTTCCGGAATCAGCACCGGGAGGAGTTTCTCCGCCGGCACCGGCACCGTCTTCAGCAAACTGCTGCAGGAAGAGCTTCATACGCCTGTTCAGAATCTCCGAATTCATGTTCACTTTCTCCTTTGCGTTTTATCGTCTTCTCTGACACTTTGTTTTGCGCTTTTATAGTGCATCTCCGCACTTCTGCGTTTTAACGTCTTCTCTGACGTATCTTAAACGGCATTGCCGTTTAAAACCGACTTCAGTCTGTTTCCAGTACCGCGATCCAGAAGCACCTGCATCCCCAGTGTGGTTTCAGCGGTACATCCTGCAACAGGAACACCTTTCCGTCCAGCGGTCCGCAATCCGCGCAGACCTTTTCGTCCTTCTGGGTCACCCACTGGACCTTCTCAATCCCGGCGTCCTCATACGCCTGCATCGCCGCGTAGTCCGTCACGTTGATCGCGTACTGTCCCAGCTGCCTGCTCCAGAGCTTCAGCGCCTTATCGATCTCGCGGATCTTCCACTCGGTAGCGCTCAGCGCTTCCACCAGCCGCTGGGCTTTCCGTTCCGCCTCCGCATCGAAGCTGTACAGCGTCATCAGGTCCGGATCCTTCAGAATCGACGCAACCCACTTCTCCGTAATGGTTCTTTCCGCCATTTCGTGGGCCGTCTTCGCGTCTGTGCCGCACCACATGAGAATCAGCACGTACACTTCAAACGCGACCTCGTAGTACCGTTTTCTGGCGTTTTCCGCGCTTGTCCGGTACAGCTCCGTCACTTTCCGGATCACGTTCAGCTCGTCGAACCTCGATGCCTTCAGCTGGCCAAACAGCTTCAGGTTCTCCCGGTTCATGACCTTGATCGCCCGGTCACATGCACTGTAGACCGTGTCAATCTTCTCCGGCATGCGTTAGCCTCCGTATCTCGGAGTGCTTCTCCGCCCGCGGTTCGCGCAGCTCAGTGAATCGTAGATCTGGTTGGACTCCTTCTTAATGAACTTCCGGCCGCAGACCGGGCACTGCGCTACCTGGCCCTTCTTGCCTTCCGAGTCCGTCTGCTTCGGGGGTTCTTCCTCCCCTTCCACCTGCGCCTGGATCCCTTCCGCGCTTTCCGGGTTGACGGTGTTGTCCTCGTTCAGCGGCAGCTCATCGCCGTCGCCTCCGATTCCGTTCATCCGATCCAGCTCCTCCGCCAGCTTCTCCTGGTATTCGTCATACATGATGGCGTCGCTTTCCGGATCGCGGCTCAGGTGACTGAACTTAAACGCCTGTACCGCCGGCATACCGGCCGCACGCAGCGTCGCGAAGCTCTGGGTCTTCACCAGCAGATCCTCATAACTCTGCCGCCAGAACCTCGGCTCCAGGTCGCTGATCTTCAGGCCCGTCAGCTCATTCGTGTCATTGCAGATCTTCAGAATGATCTTCAGCAGCTCGGTCTCGGAGCGCTTCCACATGTTCTGTGTCTGCATCGCGCGGCCTTCTGCATGCCACCAACCGTTGCGCATGATCACGGCGCCATTGTTGCTGCTGTCGCCGGTGCTCGCATTGCCCTGGCTCGGCATACCGACGATCTCCAGGACGATCTGCTTCATGTTGTTTACCAGGGAGTTGGTCTGGCTCTGGTCCAGCTGCTCCGTAAGGTAATATAACTTCCGGCCGCTTCCGCTGCTTCCGGCAGGTGCCGGGGGCAGCTTAATCGCTCCCAGGTCCTTCAGTGACAGGAAATCATTCCGGGAGATATCGATACCATCGAACACCATCAGCGCCTGGATGAATTGTTCGATGCCATCTTCCTGATTCGACAAGGTTGTGGAAATGGCGTCGAGAAGGTCGATTACGATCTCGAATGCGCCGATCCGATCCGGGTTGCACGGATACTCGATCAGGCTTACCATCCCGAAGTTGTGCTTCACTTCATTGGTGATCTTCAGGCCGCCTTTCCCGGTACCCTTGGACGGCATTCCCGTGATCGTGTATGTCACGTTCGGCGTATATACGGTGAACTCCATTTCGCCCTTCGGATCGTCCTTGGTCACGTAGGTGACGCCCATCGCCTTGGTCTTCTTCACGTCCCGGTACCGCACCATAAAGGTGTTCTCCACGTCCGGTACCGCCAGTTCAAAGGGCGCCTCGTCCAGGTAATCCGCAACCGGCCCATTCCCTTTGTCATGCCATGCAAGGCGGTATGCAACTCCGCATGTGAACATGCTGTACGCAAGCTCATAGTCCCATGCCTGCTTGTCCTCGGAGAGCATCATGTCATTGATCCTGGAAATCTTCTTCGGGACATCCTTGTCCTCGTTTTCGACTCCGCTGTTCCCGCGACGACTTACATACTGGATGGGCTCACCAGCAAACTCGGAGCTCTTAAATGTGACGATCTCATTGGCGATATTCACCACGATCTTGTTCAAGACATAGTCGTTATACGTCTTCGTCCGATTTTGGATCGGCTGCAGACCCTTCTCGTAGTTCTGGAGGTATATGATCTCCCTGCGGTTGAGGCAGTGAATGGCATACGCCTTCTCCAGCACCTGGACCACGTTCGCGCGCGTGATCTCCTTCTCGCCGGTGTAGATCATCCGGCGGCCGTGCAGCTTTGTGGGCCTTTCGATCGCTTTGTCACCCTCGGTGACTGTAGTGTCGTAAGCCTCCAGGTTTACCGCCACGCCGGACTCCTCCTTTCACCGTTAAACGAAAAGACGCCAAATAACGATTTCTCGCTACTCAGCGTCTTTTCGCCAGCCCGCTCATCGCAGGGTACGCAAATAAGCGGACAAATGTCCCTGGGCGTATTATAACAACGATTCCGATTGTTGTCAACGCATTTCGTAGTATCAACACGCAAAATTTAAAACGGCCTCGCAAATACCTGTACCATGCTCCCGGCCAGGTTCTGCACATAATCAGCTGCCATGGCCAGACTATCCGGGCCGTCATCGTTCTTTACCTTTCCGCCCATGGTCCAGCTGCACACGTTGTTCATAAAACTCCTGTACTCCTTGCTCTTGATTACTGACGGATCCAGGAACAGGAAGTGCTCCTTCACAAACGGGCTGGCCATAATGATCTTCGTCTCTTTGTTCTGGGTAGTGAACTTTGTGGTCAGCTTCGTCCTTCCGCCTGCCTTCCAGATGCCTTCCTGAACAGACTGTGCCACCCGGCCGCCGGCACTGTTCGACTCAAACCTGCCCATGTGGACCTTATGCTGCAGGCACTTCTGCACGAGCCGCGCCTCTACGATCTCCGGGTTGCTGTTGTCATATACCACGTCCGGCAAATAATAATCCTGGCCGTACTGGTATATGATCGGCATGCTGCAGTAGTCCGTGCCGCGGTCCTTCGTATCGCAGACGCACAGGATTGCATCCGGCTCGCGTTCCGGCAGATCAAAGAACCTCCGCAGCTCGTCCGGATGGTACAGCAATCCCTCACGTTCGATCGGCTGGTTCATAAATAGCGCGCGCCAGCTCGCGTCGTCCATCACATCCCGCTGTTCATGCAGTACTTTTGTTGTATACCCCAGGCCGTACATGTAGTCGAAATTGCTTTCCTCGTTCTCATCCAGTGCCGGAACCGCAATAAACTCCGCGCGGTCAGATCCTTCATACTGTCTCTCCAGCCGGCCAATCACGTCATTGACACTCCACCGGGTCGCTATGTGCAGCTCCTTGCAGTGGTCACCCAGCTTTCTCTGCCGCAGGTCTGTGGTGTACTGTTCCCACAGTTTATCCAGCCGATCCTTGCTCAGTGCGACCTCCAGTCCTGGAATCAGGTCGTCGCAGTACAGCAGTCTGCTGGCACGATAGAGACCGGCATTCCCGCTGCCCACCGAGGTGAATTCCAGCGTTTCGAACCTTTTCCGCCGGCCAACATCGATCCGGTAGTCCTTCGCGTTCGTGCTGCTGATGCTCACGTTCGGGAAGACCTCGTTCCATTTGTACTCCCCGTTCTTGTCCATGATCCGCAGGCACTCATCGTACACACCGCGCACAAAGGCGTTGCTGTGGGATCCTGTCAGGTTCGGTTCATCCGGCCACCTGCCGGCCACATGTGTCAGCAGAAAGATCGCCAAAGTCGATTTTCCTACGCCTGGCGGCAGACTGATGCCCAGGATATCCAGCTCATCATCCAGCAGCTTCTGGATCCTGTTCACCACCATCAACAGCTGTTTCCGTCTCGGGGCGTAGAACCGCTTCCGTGGCTCCCGGTCGCGTTCCATGTACAGACAGTACGCATCAAAGTCCACCGGCGCGTCTACCAGCGCGCTGTGCCAGTACGCATCATCCAGTCTCCGCAGGTCGTCCGCGCGTCCCGTTTCCGCGATCACCTTCATCTCCCTGCTGATCATTCCACGCAGCCGCTTATTCTCCGCGTGGTAGTACTGAAACCCCTGGTCAATCAGGTTCTGGTACGCGCTCACCAGGTCATCGTACGCTACGACGTCATCAGGATTCCGGCGTATCGCCTTCTGGATGTTGTCCACCAGAGCATTCGGCACTGCATATCACTCCTCTCAATAAAAAACGGGAACAGGACTTTCGTCCCATTCCCGCAATAATGCGTCTCAGTTATTCAGTTATTTCGCCGGGCACGTTTCCCCGATCCCTTTCATTGCGTGCCCGTGTCCACCAAGCTCCGAATACACATAAATGTCAGAAAGCGATGTGTACCCTACCAGCCTGCCTTCTTTGTAGCATTCCGCCTGGCGCTCGCATCTGTCACACTTCGTCTCCGGCTTGTTTGTCATGCCCTTCACTTTCGGTCTCTCCTTTCCGGCGGTATCCCTTTGTCCCAGTACCGCACCCAGTTTCCGAATGCCCGGGACGTGTCTCCCCAGCCCTTGCAGAACAGAACCAGGACAATCAGCACCGCTATGGCCGTTGCCGCTACGCCTACACCGTCCCCTAACTCCGTGCCTATCAGGTACACCGCACCGACCAGCAGGATCAGTCCAAGCATCTTACCACCTCCCATTTCCCGAAAACGCCTTTTTTGTTTTTTCGGGAATTTTCGGAAACAACTTTTCCGGATCGGTTCGTCACTGCACGCTCCCGGTCGGTTTCTCCAGGTCGTTAATCCGCCGGTCACACGCGTCCCGGCAAATCTGCAGTATCCTTACCATGTCATCTTGCTGCAGAACGTCCCGTAACGACAGATCCGCAACACTGTTCACCAGGCGCTCTTTCTCCTCTTTGGTCATCTTCACCCGGTCAGGCCTTCTCTCTGCCGGTCGCCTTCGCCAGTTCCTCGGCGACAATGGCTCGAATCGTTGCCGCCATGTCCGTGTCGGCTCTTTTCTCCGGTGCAATCTCCTGGCCGATCACATACTCAGGCAGCTTTCCGTTCGGGTCACGCGCTACCAGTTCGTATCCACAGCTGTTCAGGATGGTCGTCAGCGCTTCGACACGCATGCTCTTGCTCTGAAGGTACATGCTCACATTGCTCTGTCCGGTCAGCCCTGCTCTCTTCGCCACGTCCGTCTGGCTCGTACCAGTGACCTTCATCACCGTTTTTGCGACTTCTTTTGCCTCCATAATCATTTCCTCCTGTTGTTGTTCTGTTGGTACATTAACATGTTTTTTTGTTCCTGTCAAGGGCTTTTTTATTTTTTGGGGTGTAAAGAGGGGTAAGGGGGGATCCGGGCCCGCGCGCCTGTTCCCCCCGCGGGCATGCCCGCGCTGCG